GAACCAGTCCGACACCTCCGCCGCCCCCTTCCGGGGAGCCGGCGTGGCGAAGTCGGCCACCATGACCTCACCGGCACCGGCGGTGCCCGTGACGGCGGCCCAGTCAGCGGAGCTGGCCCAGACCGCCAAGATGCAGCGCCTCTGGCACGAATGGCGCACCAACAACAACCCCGAGTACCAGGAAGCGGCCTGGCAGGAGCTTCAGGCGATGCTCGGAACCCAGCCCATGACCGGCTACGGCAGCGGACTCACTCCCATGCAGCGACTACCCCAGACGTAAAACGCGCCGCGCCGCCGAGTGCGCGCGGCAGAGCGAGAGGAGCCGTGTGGCGGCTCTCATCGAAGACATCCAGGTAGAGGATCCCCGCACGGGGATCGCGGCGATGGGCACCCCCCTCGCCATGGACCCGCTGACCCAGGCGCGCTACGGCGACGCCGGCGTCCCGAACCGCTACGCCTCCGGCGCGAACATCGGCGAGGCGATCAAGTCCCGCATGCCGTCCCTGGTCAAGGGCGCGGGCATGCGCGGCCAGGGCGCCAACCAGCCCCTGACCAACCACGCCGACATCATGACCCGCTCGGCCCAGGCGGCCGTGGACCTGCGCACCGAGACCTGGAAGGGCTTCCGCGCCAAGTCCGCCGTCGTGTCCGAGCTCAACCAGGGCTGGCTCACCCAGTACGGGGCGCTGAAGACCGCGCTGCTCCAGCCCTCCATGGCCGAGTCCATGGCGCAGGCCCTGTCGCCCTATCTCGGGGTGGCCGCGCCTGACCTCGTCCGCTCCTTCACTGCAGGCAACGTGGGACTAGGCTCCGTCTACGGCCTTGTTCCCGTCAACCTGCTCGCGCCTTCGCGTCTCATCTACCCGGTCTATACCGTCTACCGCAACAAGTTCCCCCGGCCGCCCGGCATGGGCGCGTCGGTCCTCGAGCGCCTGATCACCGGCATCTCGGGCTCCCAGACCGGGGGCCAGGGCGTGCTGGACGCGTCCCTGTCGGAGATGGTGCAGCAGGGCGGCTCCTTCGGGAACTGGCCGCTGAACCTGCCCCCGGCTGGATCGCAGACCGTGGTCACGCTTGACATTCCCTACCGCTTCTACGGCGTCACCGAGCAGCTCTCGTGGCTGGCGCAGTTCGCCGGCCAGGGTTACGAGGACATCAGCGCCCTAAACTGACCTGGGGCCTCGCGCGGTGACGCGCGAGTGAATAACCCTGCTGTATCGGTGAAAGCCCTTCACCCTGATTTGATATCATCAGGACCATGGGTAACGCCGAGGCAATCCCGCTACGCAGCGGGCGAGCCGTAGAGGCCATACGCAGGGGATCTGACGAGCTGGAATACCCTCCCGCGGACTGCGCGGATGCCCGCCAGCCAGCGAGCACCAGTGTGATCAACACGCCGTGTGAGGCAATGTTCCATCAGGCACTCATCCGCGCTCGCCTCAGCTTCGAGACGCAGTCTCACCCGGCTGGGGACAGGTACGAGGCGGACATCGAACTGAAGCAGAAACCGGTCGTCATCGAGGTGACCAACAGCCCCGGCGAGACGCGGGCCGCACTGCGCCGTGAGCGCAAGACGGCAGCGCTGCAAGCCGCGGGCTACCGGGTCTACTGGTTCAGCAACCATCAGGCGCGCACCGATCCCGACGCCGCAGTGCGGCGGGTGATGAGGGAGAACGGCCTCGTGCCAGAGGCCGCGCCTACCGTGCTGATCCGGCTGAACCGCGATGGCCACGTTGGTGCGCTCAACCCCAACTGGGGCGGCGGCCCGGCGACCATCGGGTGCGAGCAGTGCGGCGCACCCGTCACGTTCCATAAGCGGAACGGCGGCAAGCCTGCGCGTTTCTGCAGTTCAGAGTGCTACGGGAAGTGGATGCACGAGCATCCCGAAACGGTCAACAACAAGCGCGTCATGCCCGGGATGGCCGATCTCGCCGACCGGTACAACTCAGGGATGAACGCGCAGCAGGTGGCCGGCTCCTACGGGGTAAGCCGCTCGTACGTCATGCTGGAGATGCGCCGGCGCGGCATTCCGATGCGCCCGCAGGGCGGCGCCCGTCCTCGCGGCAGCCTTCCCGGCTCGCAGTAGTCAGATCATGACATGGTCCGACCCGCGTTCAATGATAAAGGCGCGGAGCTAGGCGGAACAGAAACGGCCTGGCCCGCTGCCGACGCCGCATCATCTCGGCGCTGGCAGTGAGTAACAACAGTGAGCCAACCTGATTATGCTTCAGGAGATTTTCTGACGATCGTCTCCGCCGCCTGGCAACAGGCGGGCAATAAACTCCGAGAATTGCTGGAACGCCCGTGTCACCCGCGATCACCACAGCGTGGCCCGAAAGGGCGGGCGCGACGGTCCGAGAAGATCGCGGCGGCTTCATGCCGCTTGAGGGGCAATCAGCAGCCGAGCGCGCCTGGCCTTGCGGCCGACGCGATGGTTCACAGACTATGCACGGAGCACCCCACGCGGGTGAAGATATAGTCGGGTCTTACGACGAAAGCGTAAGAGACGGGCAGAAATGACCCGTCCCTCTGCCAAAAGGGGCAGAGAGTAACAAATCGGATGCTCGCCGAGGAGTACGCCATCATCGCCGGTTCTGCGCAGAACCTGGCGACGCCGGCTGCCCCGACCTGCACCGTCCGGAACGCGCAGAGCAACGAGACTGCGCTGAACACCACCGTCGACCATGTCCTGGTCGCGGCCACGAACTACTTCGGCACCACCGCCGTCTCCGGGAGCACCGCGGTGACTGTCAGCGCGGGCCAGGTCGTGGACGTGACGATCGCCCCGTCCGCGGGCGCGATGCAGTACAGCATCTGGGGCCTGGTCTCCTCCACCTACTACCTGCTGGCCACCTGCGGCGGGGTGAAGTACACCCTGCAGGGCGGGACGCTTCCCGCGGCGAGCACGCAGCCGACCGCTGACAGCGGCACCGGCAAGGGCACCCGCATCGAGGGCGTCATCCCGGTCCTGTCCGGCCTTTCCCAGCAGGCTGGCGTGTATCCCAGCGGCTGGCAGGGCGGGTACTACAACGGCGGCGTCGGCCTGCACTTCAACTACAACACCATCTACACCGCGCTGAAGGCCCTGTTCGACAGCCCCGGCATCTCGCCGGGGGCGTTCAAGGCCGACCCGGCGGAGATCATCTCCAGCGGGTCGGACCTGGCGAACCTGTCCCAGGACGTCATCTCCCAGGGCACCGGCACCGCCTACGAGCTGTTCATCAAGCAGGGCGAGGTCGGCGACGTCACCGTCGGCGCGGCCGTCTCCCAGTTCCAGAACCCGCTGACCCGGTCGATCCTGAAGATGGTCGTGCATCCCTTCTACCCGCAGGGGAACGCGACCCTCCTGTCCTACCAGCTCCCCCAGTCGTGGACGAATGTCGCGAATGCGTGGGAAGTCTCGACATGTCAGGATTACGTCAGTTTGGCGTGGCCCGCGATCGATGTCACCTGGAGGTATAGTCTGCTATGCTTCGAGGCACTTGTCGCACATGCCCCGATGTACAGCGCGCACCTCGGCGGACTCCAGAACAGCGATTCCGCCCCGTTCTCGTAACTCCCCGTAGTCGTCACACAACAGACAGTGACGGCGAGTGACATGACTGGGCCGGGCCGGGAGACACCCCCGAATGCGCTCCCGGCCCGGCTCAGGCTCGCAGGGCTTCCGCTCGTCGCCCGCACCATCCAGCGCGCGGCACCGTGCCGCCAGAACAGCAAGATCGGAGCCGTGTGCCCCAGCTTTTCTCGAGCATCCAGCAAGTGAATGGTGCCGTCACCGGCACCGCGAGCATCGTCTTCAATCCCGCGAACACCAGCGGCACCGCGTTCGGCCCGCTCGGCTCCTTCCCGGCGGGGACCGTCCTGAAGGACGTCGTGGTGATCAACACCGGGGCGTCGGCGGTCTACGCCGGGATGGGGTCCGCTTCCGCGAACGGCACGACCGGCGCGCAGATCCAGCCGGGCGGCTCGCTGATCTTCTACGGCTACAGCGTGACGGCCGGGACGGCGACGACGGGGCAGATCTGGGCGCAGACCGCCGGGTCCGGCGCGGTGTCCTCGACGGTCGCGGGCCTGGCGACGCTCAGCCCGGCCACGGTGATCTGAGATGGCGCCCCCGTCGAAGCCGTACATCCCGGGCCAGGCGCTGATCGGCCAGCATTCCGAGCCGCTGCCGACGGCGTTCGGCGGCCAGATCACGACCTACAACGGGATCGCCGCGGCCGGGAACGTGCCCACGGTGGCGCTGCTGCCGGGCGCCGGGACGGTCGGGTCGGTCACCGCGCAGATCGGGTATGACCAGGCCGGGTCGTTCGTCCTGAACGCGGGGACGGCGTCGATCGCCGGCGGGTCGCTGTGCTCGGTGACGTTCGGCCAGCCGCTGGCCGCCGCCCCGTCGGCGGTGGTCGTGGATGCCGGGTACACCGCCGGGACGGTGGCGTTCGGATGCGGCGCGGTCTCGGTCACGGGCAAGGGGTTCGTGGTCCAGGGCGGCGCGCCCGCGTCCGGGGCGTCGTACCTGATCTCCTACATGGTCATCAGGTGATCACCGGGGGGCAGCGGCAGGCGGTGTCCGGGTCGGCGTCGCCGGTGTGCGTGATGCCCCCCGGTGACTGCCAGCTCCAGCTCGCCAACGCCGGCACGGCGTCGCCGGTGTACATCGGGATCGCCGGGCCGGGGTCGCTGACCACGCTGAACGGCTTCCCGCTGCCCTCCGGCCTGGTGCCCCCGATGGTGCTGCAGGGCTACCCGGGCGGGCTCGGCGGCTCGGTGACGGCGATCACGGGCTCGGGGACCGCCTCCGTGGCGTGGCTGCTCAGCACCGCTACGGGACAGACCGGGTTCTAGCCGGCGGCCCCGCTCCGGCCCTGATGTCCATGCCCGTGAGCCCGCAGGACTGCGGGCATCCTGGGGCGGTAACTGCCGCCCGCCGGGGGGTGATGCTTATATGAGTCGGCTACTGGTGTACGGGAACGCGCCCTGGTGCCCCTCTTTAGAGGGCTGGCTACGGAACGCAGGGTGACCTGCTCGCCCGCGTGCTGCGCAAGAACGGCCATGAGGTGGCCTTCGCCGCGTTCCACTGGCTGCAGGGCATCCCGATCACCGGGCCGGACGGGGTCGTCACCTACCCCGGCTCGTCCGAGGACGCGTACTCCCAGGACATCCTGCCGCTGCACTACCAGCACTTCCGGGCCGACCTGCTGATCACGCTGATGGACGCGTGGATCCTGGACCCGGCCCGGCTCGCCGGGATGAACGTGGCGCACTGGATGCCGGTGGACTGCTCCCCGCTGGGGTCGATGGACCGGCGGATCCTCGACGCCGGCCCCGGCAGGCCGGTAGCCATGTCCCGGTTTGGGGAGGCGATGCTGCGGGACGCGGGCTACGACGCCCTGTATGCCCCGCACGCGCTCGATCTGTCCGTGTGGAAGCCGCTGGCGGACCGGAAGGCCGCCCGGCAGGCGCTGGGCATGGACGGCCGGTTCGTGATCGGGATCAACGCCGCGAACCAGGACCCGTTCCGCAAGGGCTTCGGGGAGCG